AGTGCCAAATAGTGCATTAAAGTCATAGGAGTTCCTCTCCATATGGTCAACCACTGTGTCGCAGTCCTGCCCAAACGTATAGCTGAGACTGTGTGCCTGTTTTTGCTGTGCCAGGTACCTAGCTTTTCCATCTCTCTTGATATCTCCGATCCAGACTTTCGTTGGATCCGCTGCCTGTATGAAGGAAGCAAGCATATATTCCTGTACCTCCTCCTTCTTAAGTGAGCGAGCGAGGGTCTCGAAGAAGTAGTAGTCATTGCGCTGCTGGTATGTCGTCTCTTTCGCATTTACCCTACCGTCGTATTGGAAGTAATCAAAGTTTGGATTGGAGAAGTGTTGTTTTAGTGCCAGGTACATCCTGTACACATCAAAGCCGTGCACAATTATAAGGGTAGTTTACCCCGCGAGGTTTTCTTAAGGTAGTTAAGTTCGGTTGCTTCGTATTTCAATTTCTCTTTGAGTGGTTTAGATACTAGCTTATTAACTGTTTCAATTTCAATACCGTTTTGATCACAGTATTCTACGATAGCATCGATGTAATTCATCTGGGTCTTAGACACAAGAGACTCAATGTCCTCAGCAAACTTCTCTTTGCTGACGAACTTATCATTGAGTGCCTTGTTTAATTCATTGGCTTCAGGCATCACGATACCTAATAAACTTACTAACATAATCACGAAGGGTAGTCAAATAATCAATAACGTTACGGCGCTCTACGATTTGGACGTCGCCGTTGTGTCCAACCAAGAATACAACTAGTTTCTTAGGAACGACACCAGTTCTCTCAGAGAACATAGCCCAGTAGGCAGAGAGCTGAACGAAGTAGTCTTCCAACCACTCCTCGGGCTTCTCTTTCTTGGAGGTCTTGAAGTCAACGATAGCAAGTTCACCATCTACCTCACAGATAAGGTCCACTGCACCTGCTAAGCATAACTTAGAGGAGTACATGTATGTCTCCTGCTCGTAGATGTTATTGAGTCTCTTGTCCATGTGAGGCTTAGCCGCCTTGAACATCTGTTGTACAACAGGGACTTGATACTCGTCTAGTGCTTGGTAGTCTTGGTTGTTGAGATAGTATTCTGCTACCAGATGGAACTTGGTTCCAATAGTAGTAGCATACTTTGATACTCTGTTGGCTTCTTCCTCACCCACACGCTTACGCCATGAAGCGAACTTCTCTTTGTTGACAAAGGATATGATTGAAGTGATAGAAGGGTATGATACCTCTCCATCTACTTGATAATACCTTATGTTGTCTTCATAGAGTCGTTCTAACTTACCGAATTCGACTCGGTGTTCATCATAATGTGTAAATGTCACTTGGTAATTCCACTAGCGTTCTTGGCGAGGAGGTAGTTCCTAACCAAACCAGAACGACAGATGTCATCCAGCCCCATTTCAATAAGCTCAAAGTCGTCTGGCATCATCTCTAGGATTCGCATGAAATCATGGATGCCATTCTTCTCATTGGTTTTGGTGAGGTCAGTCTGCATAGCGTCTCCACAGAAGACGATACGAGAGTTCTCTCCTACTCTAGTGATTATACTATCAAGTTCATGAAAGTTTAAGTTTTGCATCTCGTCAATGATAATGACGCTGTTGTCCAGTGTCACACCACGAAGGAAGGAGGTGCTCCAGAACTTCACTGTGTCCTGTGCCTTCAGTGCTCCGTAGAGCATCTCAAAGTCGTTGTCGTTACCCAGTTCAAACATGTATTTCACCATGTTCTTATAAGGAATCTGATAGAGGGAGGACTTATCCTCGTGGTCCCCAGGAAGGAAACCAATCTCACGTGTCGCCACCAGCGAGCGCACCAGGTAAACGGACTGGTAGTTGGGCGTCTCCTTTAGGCAGTCGTACAGCGCCTTGTAGAGGGCACAGAACGTCTTTCCTGTCCCAGCACACCCATAAACGAACAGGTGCTTGCCGGCGTCCCATGCATCAAACATCTTCTTCTGATTGTCTGTCAAAGGATTGACATCAATCATCATGTTGGTGGTGATGGCCTGGGGCCTTCTCCGGTTCTGTTTTGCTCTTGTTTTAGTTGCCATCAGTAGAGGTCCCTTACATTAGAACCAGCGATATTCTTTACACCATCCAATACTTTCTTCCAGCCTGGATGTTTGTTGACCACCTTATGTTTCCATTCTCCTTCGTCTACTGGCATGCACCCGCCTTTATCCCAGTCACGTTTCCACTCTGGGTTGTCTTCATACCACTGCATGATTTTAGTGACAGACATCTCGACTACTTTCTCTTCGCCGGTTTCTGTGTGCTTGACTGGATAATGTGCCATAATTTATTTAAATGGTAAGTTAGGTTGTTCGTAGATGTCCATGACTGGGTGGTACTTAAGGTACTCTCTGAATGTCATCTTCATTTCTCTCTCACTCATCCCACAGTGCTTAGCGGCTGTGGGGAGGTTCATGGTAGCATGGAAGAGAGCTTTGTTTGCTTCTGATACATTGTATGGGTTAGTTTTAGCCACCTTGTCCTATCTCCTTACAAGCTTCTGCTACGTCAGGGAAGACTTCTTCAAATACTTTCCTGCATTGGAGAGCAACTACTCTATGCTCCTGTTGAGTACTCCCTTGGGAGCGTAGGTTAATGTAATGGATCCAGTTCCTACAACTACCAGTCATATAAAGTCTGGTTGAGGTAGAGAGAGGAAGAACAAACCTGGCACACTCTTTAGCAATGCCGTTGTCGATAAGCATGTTATAAAGGTGTAACCCTTCTTCAAAGTGATCCTTTATTTTCTTTTGGTAGTCCTGGACGAGGCCCGGAGGAAGATCGGAGTGAGAACTTTGTCTGTTCTTAGTATCTTGACGCCTGAGATCAGGAAGATTGATAGCAGTATCAAGTAGGTTGGGGTCGGCATAGCGTTGTGAGAATTCTTGGAAAGTAAATGAGCGGTGTCTTAATACTTGAGCAGCGATGCCTCTGGTGGTGTTAATCTCCACAGTCATGCTGGCGGTCTCAAAGATAGACCAGTGCTCGTGTTTGATACAATATTTGAGGAGACCTGCCGCTGTGTGGAAGGCTTCTTGATTGTGTGGGTTAGAAACCCTTGCGGTGTATGTGATGATGTCTTGGGGTGACTTGCCCACTAGCTCTCCCGCACCCATGGTGTGCGAGATAAGTTTCACGCTGCTCATTAACCGAATCCTTTGTTCTTTTTGTGTTGAAGTTTACGGGCTGCTCTTGCGAGCTTCATTTGTACTAGTTGGAGTTCCAGGTACTGGAGTTCCTCCTTGGTGTAAAGAGACCTCTTGGTGTTATCCTTGAGGAGTTTCTTCACTAACTTGTAGGTTCGTTTCTTTTCTCCCATCTAGTCTGGGTCTCCATCGTCATCGTTGTTCTCATAATATTCTAGCACATCTTCATAGGTTGTGCCCATAGTATACTTGGAAGCATCGGCATAAATCTCCGCTTCCAGTTCACCTAATACCTTTTTCAGATCCATGTAGATCTTCTTAAGTGATTCGCGTTTCATCCTAGTCCTAGCTGGGGGAATGCATCAATCACATTTTGCTTTGTGATCTTGTAGCGAGTGGTGAGTTTCTTGTCCTTAACAAGGTCAAGTATCTCTGCCTCTTCCATGTGGAGGGCTTCCAGTAGTTGGATCCAGAGTTGTTCCTTCCTTAGCTGGGGGAGGTTAGGTCGGAGTCCACCGGAACAACCATAATAGGTTGCACCATTTACAGTCTTCTTAATGAACTTCTCCATCTGTCGATGCTCTGATACAAGCATCTGGTGTTGGTGTCCTTTGGGAGTCTCGTATGGTTTGTAGGGTGTCTTTCCTACAGGGAACATAAACTCAATGGTATCTGAGAAGTTACAGAGTAGTACCTTTCTAAGGGCGTCTGTCTCATACTCCCTGAGGATCTCCACCTTCTTTGCCTTAGTCTTGGCGTTGGAAACTCTCTGCAAGACTTCTGAAATAAGAGTCTTAGTGACAGGAAGTTTAGGTGTACTGGGTCGTGGCATAATTAAGCAAACTCGTCAATTAATTCTGGGATGTTATACTCTGAGAAGTATTCAATGCGAATAGTCTCTCGTGGTTTACAGGTGGTGTAGTGAGTAAGGATCTTATCCACTAAGTCCTGAGGGATTTGAGAGAAGTCAATCAGTTCAGAGTTTCTTTTCCAGTTGCGAAGACGAATGTAATT